CTAGTGGTAGTAGTTTAAGAATTAATGGAGTTGCGCAATCGTTTGGTGGTGGTGGTGGTGGTGCGACTGCTGGTACTGTTAGTATAAGTAAGAATTCGAATCAGATCGATGTAACCGTTTCTGGTGGTCCATACGATTATATGTATAACCAAACATCTTATGACCTTTTTGTTACGTCATCCACGTTTGATACATTAAATATTTCAACAGCAATGACCCACGGTCAGAAACTGGTTTTAAAATTGCATACATCGGCCATATCAAATGAGATGCAATTCGCGCGAGGTTCTTCTTTATCAGTCAATATAGATGGTACGAATCATACCGTTTTTTCAAATTTTCAAGATCATAATCTTCATATTCCATATGACAACAACGCAACAGCAGTTAGTTTTTTAATACTTGAAATTACAAAAGAAAATACAAATCAGGTAACTATCGAAGCAAGATTATCAGCCGCGAACTTTACAAAAACAAGGGAATTTAGTCCATCTTGGAATTATAATGGAATAAGCGCATATAATCGAGATTCTGCGATACATAACGTAGCCTACACTTCGTCTATAGGGTTTTACGGGAGTACGTTTCAATTAAGACTTGGGTATTTAGGGGTCGGTCATTCACACGACTTTTATTTTAAACAAACTGATCCATCTAGTCCCACATTTCAGGCGAGTCAGATAGAATTTTATTATAACAATAGTTCTAGTTCTTGGAGTCAAGCGTCTCAAACAAATGTATATACAAATTTTGATAAAAGTGTTGGTATGACGTTAACGTACAATAAGGAATACCGTATGCACCATGAGGTTCTTCAAGCTAGTTCGGATGATTATCCAAATCTAATTTTGTTCACAGTAGAAGAAATGAATGCGGCATCCGGTGGTGGTGGTGGTGGTGGTGGTGGAAGTTATGGTACGGGTGATTTTGATCCATATATAACAAATAAGCAAGGATATAACGGTCCGTGGTACTTTTACGGTATTGAAATTGGTTCGGCTTTCTCCCCTTCGAATTATAACTTTAATGGTACGACGTACAACCTAGGAGGAATTGGATCTTTTGACGCAATAGATTTAGCACACACTTTACCATCATCTTTACCTTTCGAGTATGAGTTTTATTTTTATGGCTTTAATGGGAGTATCTCCAGTTCATTCAAAGTACGTGTCGGTGGTGGCTCGCAGAAAACGACATACAACAGCTTTCCAGGTTCAAATACTAGTTCGATGTCATGCCAAAGTTCGAATAACTATAGGTACAGTGTTACACTTAAACCACGTGATTCTTCATATAATGAGTGGTCTGCCGAATGGCGTGAATATAGAAATTAAAAAATAACATACTTTTAAAGTATATAGCTAATGGGAATACAGGTCACCGAAACTAAAAGTCTTAACACAGGCGCAGAATTATCAGAATTTTACGTAGGATTACGTAAAAATCAACAGTACCACTTGAATATTCAAATTTCCCCAGATTCGAATACGTATACCGTATCAGCCATGTTCGATCACCATATCAGTAAAGATTCAAAAACACAAGGTAAAGTAACAATCGGTGCCGAGGTTGTTACAGTTTCTAACGTGAGTACGACATCCAATATTAATCCAGTCGCGGAAATATATACCAAACTCAAAACGAATTATGAAACCTTCACGGAAGATATTTAAAAAAAAAAACAAAATCACATTTACCATGCTGGAACAAACAGGATGGTAGATGGTTTACTATTCACTTTTTAGATGGGAGTGAATCCATAACCGCTAGAGCAATAACGCCCGCGATAAAAAACATTACAACGTAATTACATTCGGTATCGTCCTCACCCAAAATGTTACGTTTTTTACGTTTCACCACTTGGGGTTTGGCGACCACCTCCTGACGTTGGGGTCTTTCAATAGGATCTTCGTCTAAAGGACAATACCCTATCATTTATACTATCATTTATAAATTAATTTCGACCGACTTTTTCTTTTTTCCACCGCCTCTTTTTGATTTGGTCTGGGTAACTTTAACTTCGCGAACTTCGCCATCCCCGTCGTCTTTTTCATTCTTGGAATTTTCTACATCGGCCTCGGCTATATCCGAAATGTCATCTTCAATGTCATCAGTTTCCATAATTGGTGGTATACTGGTCGTACTCATAGAAGGTTGTGGTGGCATCATAATGTTACCCATGAGACTCGAAATGTCTAAACCCGGGCCCTGCATTTCGCGTCTTCCATTAGCATCCACAGTTTCCGATGTCTGTTGTTGAGATTTTGGAACCGTATTCTGTACTGCAGACATCATGTTCTGAACAAGTTCGGGGTTCTGTTTAATCACGTCATTCATATTTGGCATGACTGATTTGAACATACTATTCGTTAAGTGGAACATCATCGCCGAACCACCAAGCATCATTATGAGCTTAACTTCGGGTGCGACTTGCATTTTTGTTCTATACTTGACGTATAGTTCCTCAAACACTTCATCGTAATCATCAACATTTTCCATGACGTTCTCTGACCAACCGTCGAGTTGGATTTCAAAAGGGTTATACTTTTTGTTCATAAACTCAAGACCTGTTGTACAAGCAATAAGCATACGTCTCGAAAACTTTACCGATTTGTCTACATCAATACTATACGTAATTCGCTTAACTTCCGTTCTAAGCTCGTCTATAGGTGAATATGCGTTTAAACGTTTATTCACCGTGAACCCTTTCTTTTCTAATCGACCAAGTTTGTTTACGAGATCGGCTTTTTCTTCATCTATTGTTTTATACCCAGGCATTGGTTTCTCTTCTTCCATATACATACCACCGCCTCCTCCTGTATCACCGCCTTCGTAGCCGTACCCAATATTAGGATCTTCTTCGTATTCGCCATAATCCATAGGTTCTTCTGGTGGTGGGATTGAAGGTGGATTCTGTTTGTTCGGGTTCGCAAAAGAATCTATATCTTCCTGGAAAGTCTGTGTTTGAGGAGGTGTAAATTGTGTTTTCATAGGTTTTGGCATTTGTTTTTTTACAGGCTGAGGTCTTGGAATATCAATCTCAATCTCGTTCATGAGTGCCTGTTCATTATCATCTAGTTTCATAACATTTGTATTACCTCGGTTTAAAATGATCTCTCCGTCCATTAATCTTTATATTGAAACTATTCTAATTTCTTTAACGCACTTTATAAAAAAAATGTATGTTCAATACAAATGAAACTTAACGTTACAAACAAAAATACTCTCAAGGCGATCGCGATCGTCTTCTTGATTTTATGGGCATTCACATACTTGCGTACCAGCAAGTACCAGCCCGTCGATATCGAAACGTCCGATGAAGGTTCCCTCTTCGACCTCCCATCCAAGGAAGAATGTCTCAAGGATTCGTACTACTCGGATAGTCGAGGCGGTGTTTGTGGTGGCCAAAAGTTGGTCGCGGCACAAGCGGGGTATAAGATGAAGTAAAATCTCCAGTATATATAAATGGCTTTAGTGACTAGTCAGTCAACTTTACCCGATTTCGAACACGAGTATCACACAGTTATCGTCGATAGTTTTGGCCAACCTACTAGTGATAGTATATTTACAGTTTTTCTCACAAACCCGCTTGAAAATATAGTTCAAGCCCAATTACTCACCGCAAATTTAAGAGTTGGTTCAGGTACAAGAATAGTCCACCTCTCAATTAATGAACTCGATACAAATTTCAGTCAACGCGCTACAACAGAAGTTAATGGACAAGCCTCTCTACAGGTTTTAAATAGAAACTTTGGTTCTATCATTAATTCAAGTGGAACTGCTGGAACAACCTTATACTTCAAAAACGAGTATCCCGTAATGCAACAATACGTTGCCCCAATACGTAAACTCGATAGGTTAACAATAACAATGCGTGACGGAGATGCAACGGGTTTCGCAACTGGTGACGATTCGTTTTTAGTTTTTAGATTCGTTTGCAAAAAAAGAAATTTACCCTACTAATTATTTCAGGGCGTCTCGTACGTATAATTTAAACCTCTTATTAATATAAATGTCTTCTGGTGTTGTTCAACTCATCGCTATTGGTGCTCAAGACGAACACATTATGGGTAACCCGGAAATATCATTCTTTAACTCGTCTTTTAAAAGACATTCTAACTTTTCACAGTCTATAGAAAAACAGACAATACGTGGGTCTGTGAAAGTAAATTCAATGTCCTCCATTAAATTTGACCGAATAGGTGATCTTTTGGGTTATACATATATTACAGTAGGTAGTAATACAGCAGCTGCCTCTACTAACGACTGGACCGGTTACATTGATAAAGTTGAACTTTATATTGGTGGTCAGTTAATAGACACTCAGGATTCAACTTTTACTGAAAAAATTGCTATAGATACAATGGCAACAAATTTATCTAAATCTGCATTAGGTGTACACCCAGGTGTGAGCGGAGAATCCTATTTTTACCCTTTACGCTTCTTTTTTTGCGAAAGTCCTCAACATGCTATACCATTAATCGCTTTAAATTATCATGAAGTGGAAATTCGTATATATTGGGGAAAAAATGTAACAAATACTTTAAATTTTGAATGTTATTCAAATTATTATTATCTCGATAATGAAGAACGTGGTAATATTGTTTCGCGTAACCAAAATTTACTTATTACACAGGTTCAAAAAAGTATACCTTCTAATGATCTCATCCAAGAACTCATATTTAATCACCCGGTAAAATATATCGCATGTTCCAATACAGAAACAGATGGACCATTGACATCCACAACAAATAAAATAAAAATTGAATTAAATGGTTTAGATATAAACAATTTCAGTTTTTGTAGACCACACTACCTCGATATTATGAATTATTATCACACAAATTTCGTTACGTCACCAGATTTTTTCTTATATTGTTTTTGTATATCTACTAGTTCTATTCAACCAACCGGAACACTTAATTTTAGTCGTTTAGATTCAGTAAAAATAATAAGTGAATCTAAAAAAATTACACATCCTATATACGCCGTGAACTATAACATACTTCGTATCGAAAATGGCATGGCAGGACTCGCCTACGCAAATTAAAATACACAACTATCTTAAATGGGACAACAATTTTTAAACGTTCGTTCTACAAAAATTAAAGTTGGTCGATACACTAACGATACACAGGCTGATAATTCAATTATATTAAATGCGAGTAATGTTTTTATAGACGGAAATACACCTAATTCTACATATATATCACCAATACGTTTAAAAACTACAAATGAAACTACATTTATAGGTTATGATAGAGATACAAAGGAAATTATAGATACAGGTATAAAAACAAATTTACTTGATTGTTCATCTCCGAATGCAGTATCTAATATTATAGAATTTACAAATTCAACAAAGATAGATTATATACAGAGTGAAATATCAGGTTTCAAAAATAGAATTTATAAATTGGAAAATGAAACATATAA